GAACGTATGGAACCACTTTATCGTATGGTTAAACAATACGACATAGAAAAGAAAGAACAAAATGAAAATCGGCCTTAGTTATAGTAGATGTGTCCTTGACATTGTTGAAGAACGAGTAGATATCAACGATGTATTAGTAATTATTGCCCGTACTAAATTTGATCCCAATGATGACGAGCAGTGGAAAGGCATTTGGGAAGGTTACTGTTATGGCGGAATGAGTACTCCAGAATGGGGACATTATAGTTTTAACAGTAAAGAAGATGAGGCTAAATTCCGCAGTGTAAGTTGTGATCTTTGGGATCAAGGTAAACTACATCAACCTCGTAAATTCGGAGCACATCCACAACGTCGAGATGAGTTTTGGTTAGAGACTTGTTTGCCAAGTAGTGAGTTAGAACGTAATCCAGCGGCAAAGATTGCTTGGGATAAATTCCAAGTAGTAGCAGGATTAACCAATGTAAAATTAGACAAGGATTATCAATAATGAACACGCAAGATATTAGAAAAATTATCAACATTGTAGAAGGCACCGGTATTAATGACGACTGGTTTAAAACAGGATCGTTTATTGCCGCTAAGATTTCTAACAAGATCGAACCTTTTAGGATTTTGAAAGAACCTGAAATTATTAACTCATTAGAGAACGAAGCTTTACCAGGAAGAGTTGGCGATTACGTTATTACTGGACCCGAAGGTGAAGAATATCTTAATGATCCTAAAACTTTTCATGAGTTGAAAACAGACAACGGTGATGGTACTGCTAGTCCCAAGTCTATTCCTAAACAGGTAAAACTTGCGGATCACGATGGTGTGCTACACACAACGTGGGGAGATCTTACCTATACAAAAGGTAATGATTATATTGTACGTCATGGTACAGGCGATTACGGTGCTGTGAAGAAAGAAATCTTTCCACAGACCTACAAAGAAGTAAAATAAGAAAATATTAAAAGGTAAAATATGTCTTTAATTCCATTTGTTATTGAAAAAACCGGACAAGGAGAACGATCATTTGATATTTTTTCTAGATTACTTAATGAAAGAATTGTATTCATTAATGGCCCAATACATACTGAAATGGCCCATATAATTGTAGCACAGATTCTACACCTAGAAAGTTCTGATTCTGAGAAGGATGTTCATGTTTATGTAAATTCTCCTGGAGGAGAAATTACTGCCGGTATGGCTATCTATGATGTCATGCAATTTGTTAAACCAGATGTCTGTACCTATGTTATGGGGCAAGCCTGTAGTATGGGCAGTTTCTTGGCACAGGCAGGTCATCCTGGCAAGCGTTATATGTTGCCACATAGTCGTCATATGATACATCAACCAAGCGGCGGTGCTCGTGGTATGCAAAGTGATATTGAGATACAATACAAAGAAATCACCCAGATGAAAACTATGTTAACCAAATTATACGTCGAACACAATACAGCAGGAAAAACCTATGCTGACTTTGAACGAGATATGGATCGTGATACATTTATGAGTGCTGAAGAAGCATTGGCATATGGCCTGGTTGACAAGATCGTTGAGAAGCGTTAAACTAAATATTATTACACCGGCCTTCGGCGTTCATCCCGGTATACAAACTCTGCCGCCTATGCTATAACATAGGAGAAAATAATGGCAAAGAAATATTTTAGTACAAAAACATACAGACAAATTGGTCCTGTGGCGTATCGTCAATGGCGAGCTGATAGTCATTGTAATTTAATTCACGGATACGCAATGAGTTTCCACTTTGAATTTGAATGCGATACATTAGACGCACGTAATTGGTGTACAGACTTTGGTGGACTAAAACCACTAAAGGCAAATCTCGAAGATTGGTTTGATCACACATTGCTTGTGGCACAGGATGATCCAATGCGTGAACACTTATTAGAGCTTGGTAGACTTAAACTGGCCAAGATCACAGAAGTAGAAAAGACCGGATGTGAAGGACTTGCCGATTTCTTATATGAATACGTTAATACAATATTCTTACCAAATTGCGGTAGTGAAGAGTCCAAACGTGTTTGGTGCTGTAAAGTAGAGGTACGTGAAACTGATAGTAATATGGCGGGTAGACAAGGACATCGTGAAGACAATGAGTTTTAGGATTAAAATGAACGCTAAAGAAACAGAAGTATTGGATATTCTCCAAGAAGAATGTGCTGAGGTTATACAAGCGGTAAGTAAGATTAGACGCTTTGGTGCTGATAATGTTAAACCAGGCAAGCCTAAAACTAATCGAGATCATCTTGAAGAAGAACTAGGTGATATGCTGGCCATGATTGACATTATGCTAGAATTAGATATAGTAAATATAGATAATCTTGAAATTGCAAAACACGCCAAGATCGAAAAACTTAAACAATGGTCTAACATTTACCTACCACTATGATTCCTACATTTATATCCCCAAGTCCGACCATGAATAAAAGAGTTCATGTTGTTGATGATTTTTTTGATGACCCTTACGCTGTAAGAGAATTTGCATTACAACAAGAATTCTTTGATGACCCTGGCTATATTGGAAATAGAACAAGAAAACAATTTTTCATTCCGGGTACCCGAGAAGCTTTTGAAAAAATAATGGGTATAAAAATCACAGGATGGACCATGGAGGATAATTGGGAAAGATATGGAATGAATGGCAGATTCCAATATAATGTAGCAGGCCAATCATTGGTTTATCACTGTGATAATCAAAAATGGGCTGCAATGATATATCTTACACCCGATGCTCCTGTATCATGTGGTACAAGTTTTTATGCTCATAAAAAAAACAGAGTAAGACATAACGGTCAAGAGGGAATAATGGACTGCTTTAATCATGGAACATTTTTAGATCCCACTCCCTATGAGCCTGTGGATGTTGTAGGAAATGTGTTTAATAGATTGGTAATATTTGATGCCGGACTAATTCATGCTGCATCTGGTTATTTTGGTACCAGTAAAGAGAATTGCAGATTATGGCAAATGTTTTTCTTTGATTAAATTATGAAAATTATTGATTGTTTTCCTTATTTCAACGAGAAAGAATTGCTCGAACTAAGAATTTCATTGTTATATGATGTAGTTGATCAGTTTATAATTTGTGATGCAGATCATACACATAGTGGTGTTCCTAAAGAATTATCGTGTCGTAAAATAATCCAAGAGCTAGGATTGCCCACAGATAAAATTAAAATTATAGATGCAGAATTACCCAGTTTTGAAATAGAACCAACTAATTTAAAAAGAGAAAATTTACAAAGAGATATTGCCGCAAAATATGTAGATAAAGACTCTGTAATTTTTTGTAGTGATTGCGACGAAATTATTGATCCAAATTTTGTAAAATATTATGCATGGTTGGCAGAAAATAACCCAAATAATATTCTTCGAATACCAATGGTTCTGTTATCAGGTAGAGCAGACTTTCGTGTACATGACCTTAATGGAAATCCAAGGCCGTGGTCTGCCGGATTTGTTTGTCTTACACATCATTTAAATGATTGTACTCTAAGTCAAATTAGAGAAGCATATACAATGAATTTAAAGAATATTGCCTACGATGATATATTTGCCATAGATGATGGCAAAGTTATAGAAGCAGGATGGCATTTTACTTGGATGGGGGATCAAGAGCGTCTTAAAACAAAAGCTACATCTTTTTTACATTCCTATGATTATATTAATGGTGCAGCTAAAGGTAAAGGTAGTATTGATGAAGTTGTTAAATTTCTAGATACCTATGTTCCAACCGAAGGCGAGACTGAACCACTTGGTAGACAAGATCATATTCTTAAAAAATATCCATTGGATAAATTACCTGCTAAACTATTTGAATTAAAAAGAGTACAAGAATTTTTATTAGGCAAGGTTCGTGTCTTCTAAGACTATTATATTTCATGAAAATTCTTTGGGTCTTAGAGGCACCACTGTGGCCATATATGATTATGCATTATACTGTGAAGAATTATTAGGATTGAATCCAATCATTTGTTTTGATTTAAAAAATAAGACAAACAAAAAAGTATTGCAGAACTTTAAAAAAAGATTTCGCACAATCCCCTATCTTAATTTTAACGAAGTACAACAATTAGTTGACAAGAATAATATTGATTATTTTTATACTCAGAAATTTGGGTACCAAGATAATATAATTGTTCAAAATTCAAAAAATCTCATACATTCAGTATTTGTGCATAATGCAAATCATAAACACGGAGAAGTTTATGCTGTGACATCCGAATGGATGAAGATGCAATCTGGAAATCAATTGCCATATGTTCCATACATGGTTAACTTTCCAGAAACGGATTTAAACATAAGAGATGAATTAGGCATACCCAAAGAGGCTATCGTACTAGGAAGATACGGTGGCTATGAAACATTTAATGTAGATTTTGTACCTGCTACTGTAGAAAAAATACTCAGTGTTAGAAAAGATATGTGGATTGTACTAGTTAATACAGAAAAAACTATAACTCATGAAAGATGTATATATTTAGACCATCTTGTTGATTTAGAAGATAAATCTAAATTTATTAATACCTGTGATGCATTTTTGCATGCCAGAGATTATGGCGAAACATTCGGAATGGCTGTGTTAGAATTTGCCTCTAAAAATAAACAGATATTATCATATGATAATGAAGAATTACAAACAACACATCCATTGGGCGGTAGGGCTCATTTTTTACATTTAAAAGACAATGTACACAAATATAAAAATGAATCTGATCTTGAATATATACTTTTAAATTTAGAAAAAGTAAATCCATTCAACACAGAATATCTAAATAATGATTTTTCTCCAAAAAATGTGATACATACATTTGAAAAAGTGTTTTTAAAAGATAACATAACACAAATATAATTTTAGAAAGAGAAAAATATGAAAAAAATACTAGTAACAGGCGGCGCCGGATTTCTCGGCAGTCATTTATGCGATCGTTTAGTTAAAGAAGGACATCACGTACTTTGCGTGGATAACTATTTTACTGGAAGTAAAACAAATATTGAACATCTATTAGATTACAAAAACTTTGAAGTTATTAGACAAGATATTTGCTTGCCTCTTTATGTTGAGGTCGATGAAATTTATAATCTTGCCTGTCCGGCTAGCCCATATTATTATCAATGGGACCCAATCCAAACTATGAAAACTAGTGTAATTGGAGCATATAATCTACTAGGTCTGGCCAAACGTACAGGTGCTCGAATCTTACAAGCCAGTACCAGTGAAGTATATGGCGATCCACACGTTCATCCACAACCGGAAGAGTATTGGGGCAATGTAAATCCAATTGGTATCCGTAGTTGTTACGATGAAGGCAAACGTGCTGCTGAAACATTGTTTATGGACTACTATCGCATACACGGTGTTCACTCTAAGATTATGCGTATTTTCAACACATATGGCCCAAGAATGGCAGAAAATGACGGCAGAGTCGTCAGTAATTTCATTGTTCAAGCACTACAAGGCAAAGATATTACTATCTACGGCTCGGGTCAACAAACTCGTAGCTTTTGCTATGTTGATGATCTGTTAGATGGTATGATGGCACTTATGGCCACAGAAGATGATATTGTGGGTCCTATTAATATAGGTAATCCAGGCGAATTTACTATGTGGGAATTGGCTGAAAAAGTTATCCAACTTACCAGAACTGATAGTAAGATTCTCCAAATGCCACTACCGCAGGATGATCCAAAACAACGTAGGCCCGATATTACCAAGGCCAAACAATTACTGAATTGGGAACCAAAAATTAACTTAGAGCAAGGGCTGATCAAAACGATTGACTATTTCCGCAATATCATGTAAAATAATAACATGAGATATACTATTTGCTGGCAACAATCGTATCATAATTGGGAACCCATTGAATTTCCAATTACTGATTTTACTCAAGCACTAGCAGTTATTAATATGATCAGGAATAAACTATGACTACTACAGCAACATCGTGGACAGTTACTTTAGAAGAAGCAGAGGATGGTAGCGGCGATCTTGTCTTGCCCTTGCCGCAAGATCTTTTGGATTTGCAGGGTTGGCGAGAAGGTGATACGCTAAATTGGGAAGAAGGCAACAACGGTTCATGGACTCTATCGAAAGCTGAAAAATGACTAAACGAATTGGCTGCTTGGGATTTGCTTGTAAATGGATTGACAACGCAGATCAAGTCAATGGCATCAAACCCACCGATGATGCTAAAAAGTATAATACAGGTAGTACCACTGTTGCCTGGTTAAATAGACAAACAAAGGATGTTGCAGAGCAAAAACTCTGGGACCTAATGGTAGGTAATATTGAAAGCACTAGACTACTAGTGGAAAGAGTAGGACAACTTGATGAGAATCTTAGGATGGTTCGCCTTAGCAGTGATTTGCTGCCTGTTTATACCCAATCTGATTGGGCTTATTTCTGGCGCCGTAATGATGTGCGCGATTATTGCGAGCGCAATTTTCTATCTATTGGGGACAGCGCTCGCAGCCGTAATGTACGTCTTAGCTTTCATCCTGGTCAGTTTACTGTGCTTGCCTCTGATAATCCTGATATTGTCAATAGGAGCATAGAAGAATTTGAATACCACGCAGACATGGCTCGCTGGATGGGTTTTGGCCAACAATTTCAAGACTTCAAGATTAACGTCCACATATCGGGTCGACAAGGCCCTGCGGGCATACAACGAGCACTTACCAGACTCAGTACAGAAGCAAGAAACTGTATTACCATTGAAAACGACGAAATCAGTTGGGGAATAGATTCAAGTATTGAACTAGCCAACGATCTTGCTTTGGTGTTAGATATACACCACCATTACATACACACAGGAGAATACATTGAGAAAACTGACGACCGTGTTAAGAGGATTATTGATAGCTGGCGCGGCGTGCGTCCTGCTATGCATTACAGTGTATCTCGCGAAGATATACTCACAGGCCATTCCACAACACAACTACCCGATCTTAGCACCCTTTTAGAAAGCGGCCATAAAAAAGGAAAGCTCAGAGCACATTCTGATTTCTACTGGAATACAGCAGTCAACGAATGGGCACTGAGCTTCTTAGATCAATTCGACATCATGTGCGAATCTAAAGCCAAGAATTTAGCCAGCTTCGCATTACACGAAGAGGCTAAACAATTAGGCTTTCTTTGATCTAGTTTTCTTTTCAGCTTTAACAACTGTCAATTTAGGAGCCTTGGCTTTTGCTGGGGCTTTTTCTTTGACCGCTGTTTCTGCCTTGGCAGCACGTGGTTTACGTGCTTTCTTTTCTGGTTCAACAGCTAACGCAGAACCTTCAGCAGCATTAACTACTGCTACTTGATCTACCACAGGTGCAGATGAAACAATGTTGTTGGCCGCAATAAAATCAGCTACATTTTGAGCAGTAAAACTTTTGCCATATTGACTGTTAATTTCAACAGCAATTTGCTCAGAAGTTTTACCAGCATCTACTCCGGCCTGTGCTAGTTGAATAGCCTGTTGATGTTCGTCTACAGGTGGTTCTACTTTGTATGTAGTTGGTGCTTCTACTTTGTAGGATGCAGCAGGTGTGCTTACTTCTACGGGCTTACCTACGAAGAATTCTTTAATTTTTTTAAACATGATTCATTTCCTTTAAGAATTAAATGATACTATTATTTATCTCTATAAATACCTAGTTAATAAAAAGAACATATAATGATCAATGATGAAGAAGATTTTAGTGATGAAGAATTCGAAGAAGGCGATTATGGATTTATAATAAGTCCAAATGGAGAACTGAAAAGCATGATGTTTCCAGAAGATTTAATGGAAGATCCTCCTAAAACAATTAAAAAAATATTAAAAATTTTTGGTATAACTGATATAAATGTAATTACCGAAAAAACACTACATTAAATAATTACTTAGGTAATAAATACATTATCATAATATGAGAGAAATACCACATGCCAATTAGAGCCGAACTGAATACATTACCAGTAATTCCCGGGGCCACGCCCTCTTCTGCTCAATTTATCATAAAAAATGACGGTATAGAGGGATTATTACCAACCAATATAGCAAAACAATTACTTGGAGTTGCAGGATATACTGGTAGTATAGGTCTACAGGGTGTTCAAGGAAGTCAAGGTACACAAGGAATTCAGGGTGTGCAAGGTACTCAGGGTGCTCAGGGCTACCAAGGAGTACAGGGAGCTGGTGTTCAAGGTATACAGGGTGCCCAGGGTGCTCAGGGTACACAGGCAAGTCAAGGTGCTCAAGGAGCCAATGGTGTCCAAGGCTCACAAGGTGTACAGGGCGCTAGAGGAGCTCAGGGACTTCAGGGTGTACAAGGCGTTAAGGGTAGTCAGGGTGTACAAGGACCCGCTGCGGCAGCGGCTGCATCGGCTAATACAGCAACTAATCTTGCAGGTGGCGTAGCAGGAAGTATTCCTATTCAAAATGGCACAAGTTCAACTACTTTTATTACTACAGGTAGTAATGGAAGCATTCTTCAATATTCTGGATCAACTGCTACCTGGGTATCTACTTCCACATTATTAGTTGGAAAAGCTGAACAAGTAGGTATTACCAATGCTACAAGTTCGTTAGGAAATTGGTATCTTACCATGGCTAGTGGTACTTCTAACTACTATCCATTAAATAATTCCGGTGATTTAGCCTATAGCACTACTAATAAAAAATTATCAGTACCTAGTGTAAATATTACCACATCAACTGCGGCAGTATCCACTCTTACCGGAGCATTGATTGTAGCAGGCGGTGCTGGTATTAGCGGTGATTTATATGTTGGTGGTCAGATTGTTGCAGAGAAATTGGTAATTCAATATACAACCATAACTACAACATTGGTTAAAACTGATGATGTAATTCAAACATATAATACAACAAATGCAACATCCACTTTAAGTGGTGCAATGGTTGTAGCAGGTGGATTAGGCGTTGGTAGAGACATTTATTTTGGTGGAAATTTATATCAAAATGGTGTGTTATTTACAGGTAGCGGTGGAGCTCAAGGTATACAAGGTGTACAGGGCGCCAGAGGTACACAAGGTAATCAGGGTGTGCAAGGAACACAGGGAGTTCAAGGCTCACAAGGTGTACAAGGTGTACAAGGCAATCAAGGTGTACAAGGTAGAGACGGAACAGCAGTTTACCAAGGTGCTCAAGGTGTACAGGGAACACAGGGGGCTCAAGGAGCTCAAGGTTCTGGAAGTCAAGGTGTCATTGGGGCACAGGGTATTCAAGGATCACTAGGTGTCCAAGGTGCTCAAGGTGTACAGGGAACTGCTGGCATTGATGCACAAGGTGTAATGGGATCTCAAGGTCTTCAAGGTAGTCAAGGACGTCAAGGCGTTCAAGGTAGTCAAGGTGTTAAAGGTTCTGATGCAACTGCTCAAGGTGTACAAGGTGTACAAGGTTCTTCAGGAGCGCAAGGTAATCAAGGTGTACAAGGTGTTAAAGGTTCTGATGCAACTGCTCAAGGTGTACAAGGTGTACAAGGTTCTTCAGGAGCGCAAGGTAATCAAGGTGTTCAGGGAGCCAATGGCAGACCTGGATTAGATTCAACAGCTCAAGGTGTACAGGGCATACAAGGATCATTTGGTACTCAGGGTAATCAAGGTGTTCAGGGAGCCAATGGCAGAGCTGGATTAGATTCAACAGCTCAAGGTGTACAGGGCATACAAGGATCATTTGGTACTCAGGGTAATCAAGGTGTTCAGGGATCCACTGGCAGAGCTGGATTAGATTCGACAGCACAAGGTGTACAGGGTCTACAAGGTACAAATGGTGCTCAAGGCTACCAAGGAACACAAGGTGCTCAAGGTAGTCAAGGTAGAGCCGGATTAGATTCATCAGCACAAGGGTTGCAAGGTGTTCAGGGTCATGTTGGTAGTCAAGGTGTACAGGGATCCGGTAGTCAAGGACCTCAAGGTATACAAGGACCGCAAGGTGCTCAAGGCTACCAAGGTGTACAAGGAGGTGGTACTCAAGGTTATCAGGGAACTCAAGGTACCCAAGGTTATCAAGGTGTACAAGGACCTCCTGGTAGTGGGTCCGGGTCTGTTGCTGGATCACAGCAGGTTATATATAATAATGCAGGAGCATTAACAACCGATGATAATTTAAGATGGGCATTAAACGGTAATTCTGGAGCACAAAGAACATTATATCTCGGTGGTGGTGCTGGAACTTATGGTACAGGTGTATTTGCTAAAACACATAACTTTGCTACAAATAGTTCAATCTCTGATGCAACTGCTACTGGAACGAGATTAGACTTTACCGTAAATTCGGCAGCAAGTATGGTTCTAACTTCAACCGGTCTTGGCATTGGTGTAGGCGCAGGTAGTCCAAATTACAAACTAGTGGTTAAAACAGCAGCCGACGGTGATACCGCTGCATTATTCTATAAAGAATTTAGTGGGGCTGAGTCAAGTAATAGCAGCAATCTTCTAATATCTCCATCAGTAACCGCTGGACTATATTCCGGAATTACTCAGGCTAGAGATGCGGCCATTGTATATTCTACCTCAACAACTTATGGTGGATTATTCATTGGTCCTAACAATGTACAAAATCAAGGTTTACGATTAGATAAAAATGGTGAGGTGTATGTAACAGGGTCAATTACAGCAGGTACTACGCTGACAGCAGCCGGTGGTGGTATTACATTAAAGAATTTCAATACCAGCACCGTCTCAGAAAGTGGTTTAATAAGATTTGGAACCGGACTCACTCACTACTTTCTCTATAGTGCTGAAACTCCTGCATTGTTTGGTGCTGTTGGTTATTATTTGTCCAACGCTGATATGTATTTCGGACAGGGTGGAACTTATAATCTAAGTGTTACCGGAGATGTTATTGCATATTCTGCATCTGACCAAAGATTAAAGACTAACATCAAACCTATTACCAATGCGGTTGATAAAATTAATAAATTAGACGGCATTACATATAATTGGAATGAGTTGGCTAGAGATAGAGATACCACTCTAACAGAAGCAGGGTTGCTGGCTCAACAAGTTGAAGCAGTATTACCCGAAGTAGTAACTACTAGAGAAGATGGATATATGGCTGTTAAATATGAAAGAATTGTTCCATTATTAGTCGAGGCTATTAAAGAACTTTCTGCAGAGGTTAAAGAACTCAAGAAACAATTGTCTAAAATTTAACCCAATAAATAATAAAAATAATCGGAGTTAACAGTGGCAAGTACAATTACAAATTATAGCGATGCTATTAATATCAATTTTCCAATACCCGGAGTTGATAATGATAGTCAAGGATTTAGAACAAATTTTGCCAAAGTACAATCTGCACTAGCAGTGGCCAGTACGGAAATTAGCAATTTACAATTAACCACAACCAATACCAGCGATCTTACATTAAATAATCATACTTCTAGTGAACTGTATAACTTAGGTGATGTAAATGATGGAACTATAGTGTGGTTAACTGATGTTAACAAACCAGCATATTATTTTGGTAGTACATGGTATACATTTACCGGAACATCTGTAACTTTAAATGGTAATTCAGTAACAGACACTGGAGATATCAATTGCCCGGGTATTCTTACAACATATGGGTTAGGAGTATCCGGAAATACTATTATTCAAGGTACACTAGCTGTTCAAAGTAGTGAAGCGTTGACCAATGGTGGTGCTGCTAGTTTACAAAAAACTTCAAGTTATTTTACCACTACAAGTTCGGGTTGGACCTCTACATTGGCAGCAGGTGATCGATCTGGGTTAATTAAAACTTTCATGATGGCGGGCGACGGTGGTGGTGATATGGTTATCACTATTACCAATGCCGGTTGGAAATCAAGTGGTGCAGGAACAATTACATTTAATGATATCGGTGATGGATGTACACTACAATATATTAATAGCAAATGGTATTGCGTAGGACAAAACGGTGTGGTGTTTGGGTAATATATGTTTAATCCGCTGTTGCCAGATTTGTCAACATTAAAAAATGATGATGTTGATAATAAAATAACTGAGTTAATGCAGAAATATTTTATAGCATCAAGATTTGGCCAAAGCGGCGTTATGCAACAAATTTCAGTGATATTGCAAGTTTACAAAGATGAACAATCTCGTAGACAACAAGAAGCTAATAAGAAACTGATCCAAAATAGAAATCAAGATTTAGACGAATTTATTAAAATAGATCGTTGACAAACTCCAGTTAGTAGTATAAACTAACAAAATGACAATAAATGAATACGGTGCTATATTTTTAAATGCCAATGAGCTATTTGATAATATCTATGCTGGTAAAATAAAATCATTTAAAAATATATATTTGGATCAATCTACGGTAGATCAATTTAATTCTGCCAAGGATTTAAACAGAGATAATTTTGATTATTTGGACACATATAAAGATCCAAATATGTCATTAAAGAAGTTTGATGTAAGTTTACAAAACAATTGGTTTATGCCCGAAGAGTATAAATCTACATCATTAAATATAGTAGAACATTTGCTATCACTGTGTAAAACGGATGTGGAAACTAATAGAGTATTAGAAGAACTGGAATTATTTGTCCAGTATGACATGATTGAGCTACTAGGTTATCTTAAATACTTAGTAGACACCATGAGAGAAAATAGCATAGTATGGGGTGTAGGACGTGGTAGTAGCGTGGCTAGTTATTGCCTATACTTGCTGGGTGTTCATAAAATAGACTCAATAAAATTTGAGTTAGATATAAGAGAATTCTTAAAATAGGAGAAAAATATGGTACATAGATCAATGCAAGGTAAAGTAGTTGACATGGATAAATTAATGAGACAAAATGAACTCATGCCTGCTATCGGTAATGTTAGAGTAAATGCTCGCGGAGACGAATTAGGACCCGGTGGCAAAATTATTAAAAAACGTGAAGATGCAATGGCAGAATATTATCAAAGCAATAATAAAATTATTCCAGATACTCCACAACCTGTAGAACCAAAACCGGCAGCGGCTCCAAGAACCGTGGTTGATACTAGCACACCAGCAAGAAAGACAAAGGTTTCAGATGAAAGTTAAAGGTAAAATTATTCCTATCAAAGACAATGTTATTGTTTCTGATATGGAATTTGGTATGCAGAAAACTTCCGCAGGAATACTAATTACCAGCGATAACGGTAAGGCAGAAGGAATTTATCCACGGTGGGGCCGGGTATGGGCTATTGGGCCAGAACAAACCGATGTTCAAGTTGGAGAATGGGTTTTAGTAGAACACGGCCGGTGGGGAAGAACCGTTGAACTCGAATTAAACGACAACGATATAATTGAACTGCGGCGAGTGGATACTAAGGCAATACTTGCCACTGCCGACGAGAAACCCGAGGGTTGGATGAGAAGAGCATAAAAGGGCTTGACAGGCCCTTTTTTTACGACTATAATATACTATGAAAACACGTGAACAAATTATTACCAATATGTGTCTTACTGTTAGGCACGATTATGGTTTAGACCGACATCCTGACGATGCCGCTTTTGTCTCAGGTATGACAGGGTCTGAACGTAAGGCATTATGGAATCAAATGGCAAAGATATTTGATAACAATATTTGGCCACATATGACATTTAGAGACGAGGATGATTGGAAGTGATATTCAATAAAATAAAACAATTAAAACAAGATGGACTTAAAGTTGGAATTGTATTCAGCAGCTTTGATCTATTCCATGCAGGCCAGGTAGCTATGTTAGCAGAGGCTAAGAATCATTGCGATTACCTAATTGCAGCATTGCAAACTGATCCAACTATTGACCGTCCTGAGAGTAAAAATCCACCAATCCAAAGTATTGTAGAACGTCAGATACAGGTTAGTACAAATCGTAATGTGGACGAAGTAGTAGTGTATCAGACTGAAAAAGACCTCGAAGACCTCTTGCTTATTTTGCCTATAGATGTTAGAATATTAGGTATAGAATATAAAGACAAAGATTTTACAGGTAAAGATATTTGTCTTAAACGTGGAATTGAAATTGTCTATAATGGACGAGATCATTCTTTTAGTAGTAGCAGCCTACGCAAACGTGTGGCAGAAGCAGAAGGAAATAAAAAATGAACTGGTTAAAAAGACGACTACGTATTTGGGCATTTAGTTCTGATGCAAATGAAAATGCATCACAAAGCAGAATTGCTATAACATCAGAGGGAGAATCTCTTAGCACAGAACCATTGCGTCTAAGCGTCTATCGTGCTAACGGTGGAACTATTGTTGAGACTCGTGTTTATGATCGTCAGAAGGATCGTAGTCAAAATCAACTACACATTGTAGGACATGATCAAGATCTTGGACATAGCATAGCAAAGATTATTACTATGGAGTCATTGCGTGGATAATATTGAAGTACAACCTAAAGATACAAGTCGCGGACATTTTTATGTTAGCCTTGTAAAGAGTGCTATCCGCATCGTAGCAGGTGCTTGCTTAATTGGAGGAAACTTTTTAATGGCAGGATATTGTCTAATCATAGCAGAAATGCTTGGTATTGTTGAGGAACTAGTATGATTGAACTCTGGGTAGAAAAGTATCGTCCAAGAAAGGTCAGCGATTATGTGTTCAAAGATGACGCACAACGTCGTCAGGTACAATCGTGGATCAAAGAAGGCAGCATTCCACATCTGTTGCTAAGTGGTGCTGCCGGTATTGGTAAAACTACATTAGCCAAAGTATTGTGTAATGAACTAAACATTGAAGAATACGATGTACTTGAAATCAACGCAAGTCGTGATAACAATGTAGATACTGTACGTGATAAGATCATCAACTTTGTACAGATGATTCCATTTGGTCCTTTTAAGGTGGTACTATTAGATGAAGCAGATTATCTCACGCCTAACGCACAGGCAATCCTTCGCGGAGTTATGGAGACCTATAGTAACCATAGTAGGTTTATTCTTACTTGCAATTACCCAAATAGAATTATTCCTGCTCTTCATAGTCGTTGTCAGGGCTTTCATGTGGACAAGACCGACCAAACAGAATTTACTGCCAGAGTAGCAACTATTCTTGTAGAAGAAAATGTAGACTTTGATCTTGATGTATTGGATACCTATGTTAAACTAACTTATCCCGATTTGCGTAAGTGTATCAATATGGTACAACAAAATGTCAATGGTGGTAAATTATTAACTCCTAGTGCCGGAGACGAAGGTGTTGCTGATTATAAAGTTGATATGGTTGAGCTGTTTAAGAAAGGCAAGATCAAAGAAGCACGTACATTGTTATGTGGTCGTGCCCGCCCTGAGGAAATGGAAGAACTTTACACATGGATGTATACCAACTTAGATTTGTTTGGCAAGACTGAAGAACAAAAAGATCAAGCATTGTTGATCATTAAACAAGGATTAGTTGATCACACATTGATTGCTGATCCAGAAATCAACCTTGCGGCAACTTTGGTAAAATTAGCACGTTTACAATAGAATGAGAGTAGCAATATTATTTTCAGGACAACCTAGATTCAGAAAGTCATTAGACGATCTAGTAAAGAATATAATCGGATACGACCAGCTAGACTGGTATTTTTATCTTTGGAATAATAGCTATCATAGATTACACTATGAACCAATTCCCTTGGTTCCTCCACCGTGGATGAATATAGCTAGTAGAGAGTGGGCTGTAGAAACTATCAGAAATAAACTACCATGGCCCCCGAATATTCTTGCAGGATTAGATGTTAGCGAATTGGTTTATAAAGATCCATTGCTATCTCAATTTAGCAGTCTATATAGAGCAAACCGTATGAGGCAAGAATGCGAAAAAATACATGGTAAGTATGATTTGATTATTAGAGCAAGACCCGATGATTGTATTAGTCATGTTAATTTAACTGATATAAAACTGCATATAGATCAAGAACCAAATGTAATCTATACTCCTTCAAAAAATAAACATCATATACATGGATACGGTATGAATGATCATCTTGCAATCTCATCATCTGAGAATATGACAATTTATACAGATTTAATAAAGCATATAACATTTTATATGGAAAATGGTTTTTCTCCGCATGCCGAGGGATTACTAGCCTACCATCTTAGTTTAAACAATATGAAGTTAGTTGAAACATTAGACTATGAAGCCTATCCTGAATCATGGGATAGTATCTGGGAATAAAAAACCGCATAGTCGATTGCAGGTCAAGTACTATGCGGTTTTAGTCTAGTTGTTTAAGTTAGTTAATTGTCTGTTTCTTCCTTATAGATTTTTAACACTTCTTTAACGACCGGGTGTCGTTCAATATCTTGAGTTTCAAATCTCGCCATTGCAATCATTCGCGAATCACCTCCTTGTCCGAACAAACTGCAAAACTCTAGGAGACCGTTTTCACTAGGACGGTCGGCTTGGTTTAAATCTCCAGTAACTACCATTCTAGAATTATTGCCAATTCTAGTTAATAACATCTTCATCTGACTCGGAGTAGCATTTTGCATTTCGTCAGCAATGACAAAAGCATTCTTAAATGTTCTCCCCCTCATATATGCCAGTGGACTGATCTCAATGGATCCATCTTCTAACATACTTGCTATCTCTTTAGGGTGATAGTATTCTTCAAAGACGTCAAATATAGGTCTAGTCCAGGGTGCCATTTTGGCGTTTAAATCCCCGGGCAAAAACCCATGTTCTTCATCAACCGATACAGCGGGGCGGGTTACTATTATTTTAGTAATAGATCCTTCCTTATACAATTTAATTGCCATCTGTACGGCTAACATCGTTTTACCCGTGCCGGCTGGACCGATGGCTAAAACAATGTATTTCTTGGGGTTTTTTAGCAATTCAAGATAGTTCTCTTGGCTTAGGTTTCGTGGAACTATATTGACTTGCTGGCTTCTTTTCAAATATGGCTTAATTTGAATTAAGTTGTTATTTGATTCTTTATGGAATCTAGGATCTCGTTGTTCACTCATATCCCTGTTCTTTCTATTGGCTCTAGGCAATTTTACCTCCTTGGTGAAGATTGACCTGCACTAATATTTAAAATTTATTTCAAAATACTTGCTCAAAGTACCCTTTTTTGGACCCCTGTAATTTAACATAGTATATCGATCAGTTATGGATAAATATTTGATAAAGAGAAAGCCTATGCACGACATTATAGACGTTATAAAGAACCTACAAACACTTAGTGAAAATAATAGTGCGTTTAAAGTATTAAAAGACTTTGAACGTGTAATCGATGAACTAGATGTATATGTGTTTAAAAATTGGGAAGAAGGCGAATTAATTGCTGGACCTAAAGTAAATCGCTATGACGTGGAATGTAAATTCATGTGGTCACGTGAAAATATGCCGGACCCTAAAGGCGGCAAACGACTTGTAGACTACGGCTGTCAAGTAGTGTTTGCCAAAGAAGTAGTCATGCTACCACGTAAGATTAAAGATCCCGGCGATTACAGACCTGGCACTAAAAAAGGTAAAATTGATGCACATCCTATTTGGACCGTAACTATTATTATGCCTAAGAAATTAATGCAGGATGTGTATGTGGGCAAAGAAAATAAAGATAACAATAGAATGGCTGAACTAATGAAGTATAGTAATAATTCAGCCGAAACAGAAAATGTTGCACAAGAAGAACCAATGGAGGCTCCAGCAGATGCCACAACTTAATGAAGGACTACGATCCGGAGATCTTAGAAGCTATGTATCAGAGCTGTTCACCGTTGATCAATATAAAAGCAAGATGGGCGAGGACGGAGACGTAATTGTATTAGGCTTCCGTGTACGTGAAAAGAATCCAGCTATTGATATGATGGAATTTATTGAAAAAGGCTATGACTTTATTCTTGATGCTGATATGAGTGCTGGAGAAGAAAACGATGGTCAATATCAAGTATTTGTAGAAATACAAAGAACTCCAGAATTAAAAACACAATTGAAAGAATTGCTAGGTGGCGTTGGACAACTATGTGATTGCCGTGAATGGAAATTTCGTTATCAAAAGGCACCAACTAGCCTCGAATTTAATGAAGAAAATATTACAGAAGCAATCCCAATGACCAAAGAAGACTACGAACGTAAAGTAATGGAAATTAAAAATACCGATGTTAGAGAATTCTTTGACCAAGGTATAGTGGATGTTGCCCTCGAATCAGATAATAATTTAATATTCAGCAAACCATATGCTGGCGATATTAGTGCTAAATTTATTGCCATTGGCGACTACGAAGATGTTAAGAAAACAGTACCTGGTCCACTTTCGTTAGATGAAAGCAGCCAGAGCCAAATGTTCTTCTTAAACAAGTATATGGGCAATTACGAAATTAATAAAATTGGTAAACAATTTTTAATCAGGAACGGCAACAAGGCCGTGGTTATAGAAAAAGACAGGTGGTAAAATATGTGGCAAATCATGTGGTTGCTGTCGTTTTTACCCGATATATTCTGGCATTTTTTAACTATATGTGGTCTAATTGCGGTATTATCTTCACTGATTTTAAAACGCATTCCTTTCATTAGTACATATAGGATTCCATTACAATACGGTGGAGTTCTAGCATTATTACTTGGTATATGGATGGAAGGCAGTATTGCCAACGAAGCAAAATGGCAGGCTAAAGTTAAAGAAATGGAAGAAAAAGTAGCCATAGCAGAGGCAAAAAGTCAAGAAGTAAATGTACAAATAGTCACTGAAGTTGTTGAGAAAACTAAAGTAGTACACGAGCGTGGGAAAACTATTACCAACTATATAGACCGCGAAGTTGTTAAAGATAAAGAAGTGGTTAAGTTTGTAGAAAATTGCCCTATACCCAGTATCATTATTAAAACACATAATGCTGCTGCACTGAATCGACCTATTGAAATTCCTAAAGAACCCGAGTCTGCACCAGCCGCACCTGAAGTAAAAACAACACCACAGGCTCAAGCAGAAGTACAACAACCAGTTGTGATAGCAACTGCTACAGTTATTACCTGGGCTAACATCAGACCGACTAAAAATAGTAAAGATGAAAAAATGGAAAAATTAACACCAGGCACACACTTGGATGTTTTAAAAATAGAAAATGGATATGCTTTTGTTAAAGGTGCTAAACAAGGTTGGGTGAGTGTAGAATTTCTTACGGTAATAAAGAAGGCATAAATGAAAAAACTATTAATAATTTTGTTGGCATTATTTCTTACAGCTTGTTCTACTACCGTGCCTGTGGTAGCTAAGTTTCCTGTTGCACCTGATGTATTAATGGAAAAATGTCCACCACTAAAAACCATAGAAGGCGAAAACATAAGTATTATTGATTTTACAAAAACAGTTACTGCCAACTATACATTATATCACGAATGTGTAATTAAGAATGAGTCATGGATGACTTGGTATCAGAAACAAAAAGAAATATTTGACAATATAAAATAGGGAGAACATTATGTTAGAAACATTATTTTGGTTAGCATTAGGAGCATTTATAGGATGGAATTTTCCACAACCTGACTTTGCTAAAAACATTCAAGCGAAAGTAGTTGCTATGTTTCGCAAGGGGGAATAATGTCAGATTTTATTTTATCACAAGAACAATTAGCACAATTACTTCCAGGTAATCAATATCTTGATCACTGGTATCACGCATTAGAGCAAGCGTTGCCTGATTACGATATTAACACTCCTAACAGAGTAGCAGCATTCCTTGCCCAATGTGCTCACGAAAGCGGTGGTTTTGTATTCTTAAAAGAAAACTTAAACTACAGAGCAGTAACCTTACGTAAAGTATTTCCTAAGTATTTCCCCAATGACGATATTGCTAATGCATATGCAGGCAAACAAGAAATGATTGCTAATCGTGTATATGCAAGTCGTATGGGCAACGGTGATGAACATAGTGGAGAAGGTTACAAATATTGTGGGCGTGGATTAATTCAATTAACTGGTAAAGATAACTATACCCGTTTTGCTGAAAGCATAGAAACACCTGTAGAAGATATTCCAGAATATTTGGCCACATTTGAAGGTGCTGTACAAAGTGCTTGCTGGTTTTGGGAAAACAATAATCTAAACAACGAAGCAGATGCCGGTGATATTAAAACAATGACACGCAAAATCAACGGTGGATATATTGGATTAGAAGATCGTGTTAAACACTACGAACACGCATTACACGTATTAGGAGCATAATATGACACCAGAAGAAGAACAACAAAAGATCAAAGAAGAGTTAGCTGATGCGGTTAACAAAATTAACAAACTAGTTAAAGAAGCAGCAGCCGCTGCCGAGGCCGCTGCTGCACAAAATAAAAACTCAGAAGGAGAATAATATGGAACCAATTGTAAAAGTTTTAAATGGATTGGTTGAAGGTGAAGATACTGAATGGGTAGAGGATCCAGAAAGACCGGGAGTATTTGTTTTACAAAAGAAAGAAAGAACTGAATAAATTAACACACTAAGGAGCGTAAGATGGCAGACGAGGCAAAACCTTTATCACGTAGCGAACGTGAAGCACAGATCAAAGACAAAGCAGGATTAGTTATTGTCTTTATGGCATTATTTTTAGCAGGTAATACCTACCTTGCTAATAACTTTAGCGGCATTGCACAAACTAATTTGTTAAAAGCCAGCAATACTTATGGTTTTTATCAAAGTAAATCTATTAAGCAAACTATTGCTGAAGGTCAATTAGAAGATGCTAAACAAGGCAAAGATAAAGAACGTATTGCTAAATTAGAAGCAAAGATTGCTCGATATGAAAGCGATCCTGAAAAAGGTGAAGGCAAGAAAGAATTGCTAGCTAAAGCACAGGCGCAAGAAGCGGCTCGAGAAGAAGCAAGATTGCACGGCCCTTGGCTAACATTTGCAGGTATGTTATTCCAACTTGCTATTGTATTGCTGTCAGCTAGTATTTTAGCAGTTAATAATAAAATGTACAGCACCAGTTTAGGTGTTGGTGCATTGGGTCTATTGCTAATGGCGCAGGGCTACTGGCTTTGGATCTAACTTAAATACCCACTTAACTTCCTAGTTTGTTCCTTTAAATAATAGTACACTATTATGGAGCAGACTAATGTGGATATTCAAACCCGGAATCATGGCGTCCACATTAGTGGGGTTAATTCTCACATCCTCGTCGGATCCTCAAAACTATCAACACTGGCAGAAATTAGACAAAGTCTGCGAACAACGTTGCCCAGTTGATGGCAAGCCAGTTACCTACGGCATAAACGAGTTTGTTGAAGGTAAAAACGGTAGTTGTTTTAAAATATGTAAATGGTCATTAATACCCTATTGGCCAAATAGTCGAGGCTAATAATGGATCCGTTGACTATCTATGCTGGAGCACAGGCCACTATAGCAGGTATTAAAGGTGCTATTGCCTTGGGCAAAGATATAAACGGCCTAATGGGCGATTTTAGTAAATTCTTCCATATGGCTGATCAAGTTCACGTAGCCAGCACACAAAAGAAAATAGAAAGTATTAAAAAAAGCGATAGTAAAATTGCTGCTGAAGCACTGGAAATTGCCTGGGCATCAAAGAAGTTGCGCGAAGACGAGCGTTATCTAAAAGATATGCTGATTATGACCGGCAATGCAGATGTGTATTTTGAAATGCTTGAAGAACGTACCCGTATGAAAAAAGAACGAGATGCGCTGGAAAAACAAGAAGAAGAACGTAGGCAAAAGGACAGAGAAGCAATAGGTGGTTTTGTAATGAATATATTATTGTTTATTGCGGGTGCATCTGCTATTGTACCAATTATATTATTAGGTTGGCAACTATTGTTTGTTAGATAAAATGGATAAATATCAGTACACTTAACGGAGCAACCCATGGCAGACGAACAAGAAGAAAAGATGAGCGCGAGCGAGAAGAAAAAAGAAGATTGGATGAACAGCAAATGGCGTCCAATGATGGGTTGGATGTATATGCTAATCTGTACCATGGACATGGTAGTATTTCCAGTTCTATGGAGTTTATTACAAAGTCTCAGTCACGGTGCAGTTAATTCACAATGGCAACCACTGACACTACAAGGAGCAGGATTGTTCCATATTGCTATGGGCGCTGTACTTGGTATTGCTGCACATGGTCGTACACAAGAAAAATTAAACGGTGCTAATAACGGCGGGTTGGGCCAACCAGGATTAGGAACAACGTATGTTCCACCGGGAGCACAAAACACAGTTACAGTAGGAGGATCAAATAATGGCGGATTCAATTCACCAGCAGGCGGCCCAACAGCATTTGGCGCTTCGTCAGCAGGAGGCTTCGGCAACTCCGGCGGTTTTGGTTCACCAGCACCAGCATCAACAGGCTTTGGTGGTGGTTCAGGATTTGGAGCGTCAACGGGTGGCTCCCCAACAGTCGTAACAGGGTTTGGCGGCAAGCCTGCTCCGGTACAACCACAACAACCAATGTTATAAAGGAACATTAAAATGAAAAAACTATTTGCAGCATTATATATTGTCGGAATCTATTCAGTATGCCTTGTAGCTACTACAAGCATAGCCTATGCAGAAGCCGAAGTAAAAGAAGTATGTAAAGATAAATTAGACAAGGCTGGCAAGCCTGTAATGAAGGCCGGAAAACCGGTTCAAGTGTGTAAAAAAATCAAAGTGCATAAAAAGTTAGAGGGCACCGAGGTTCCAGTTAAGAAATAAAATCTCTTGACATTACCTAAAAGGTATAGTATAATTTACTATACCTTTTTTCTATTAGGGATATAATTATGGATCATTACTCAACTTTAGGCGTGGATAGAAACGCCGGACCAGACGACATTAAACTTGCTTATCGCCGAATGGCTAATCAACATCATCCAGATCGCGGCGGTGATAAAGCTAAGTTTCAAGAAGTACAGGCAGCTTACGAAACATTAAGCGACCCTCAACGAAGACAACAATACGATAATCCTCAACCACAGGGATTCCACTTTGGTGGACCCCAGGGATTTGAAGAAATGTTTCATCATGCATTTGGTGGTGGACATCCGTTTGGAGATATATTTGGCAGACGGCCACCACCTATGCGAAATAGAAATCTAAATCTCCAAACTCAGATTACACTCGAAGAAGCGTATCACGGAAAAGATCTTATTGCCAATATAACATTACCATCGGGCAGAGATCAAGTATTGGAAATTAAGATACCAGCAGGTGTTTCTGATGGTACAACATTACGATTGGCAGGCATGGGCGACGATAGTGTTCCTAATTCTCCCAGAGGTGATATACATCTTTCAGTACATGTTATGCCACATTCTGAATTTCAACGGCAAGGTGATGATTTAGTTAAAAATTTATATGTTAGCTGTATAGATGCCATACTTGGTAAAAATATTCCATTTACTACTATAGACGGGCGCTCATTAGAAGTAAACATTGCACCTGGTACACAACATGGGCAAACATTGGCTGTACAAGGACATGGTATGCCAAATGTATCTAACGCATATATGAAAGGTAGATTGCTATTAAACATTAATATTACCATACCAACCAATCTTAATGAATATCAAAAACAAATGCTTAGACAAATCAATTTGTAAATAATATTATGTTGACACTTGTAAAATTTCCTGACCCGATACTTAGGCAACGTATGCCTGAATTTGACTTTGCTAATCCTGTAATGGATCCAATTGAACTTGAAAAGGCAATGTTAGAAATAATGTTTGCTGCGGATGGCATTGGACTTGCCGCTAATCAAGTGGGCATAAATGCCCGTGTGTTTGTTATGGGACACAGAGTAAATCCAGAGGCTGCTCAAGCATTCTTTAATCCTGTTATTATTGGCAATACAGAAGAAATTGCTGATATGGAAGAAGGTTGCTTGAGTTTTCCAAGAATATATGTTAATATTAAACGACCTAAAGCAATTAAGGCTCGTTGGCAGAATAGTCAAGGAGAATTTGAAGAAGGTGAGTTTGATGGTTATAACTGTAAGTGCTTCTTACATGAATATGACCATCTTGAGGGAATTACATTCCAAGATCGAGTCAGCAGCCTTAAATGGGCTATGGCAGTTAAGAAAACTAAAGTAAAGAGAAAGTACAAATAATGCTACAACCAAACAAAGACCTAGAAGACATTTTCAATTCAGCCGTTGGATTTGCCAACGAACATCGTCATGAATATGTTACTCTGGAACACTTCTTGTACGGTATGATTAAAAATGAACCATTTGCTAAACTATTAACTAACTTTGGTACAGATGTTAATTCAATGGTTAAGGATTTAGAAAAATATATAACCATAGATCTTAATGAGATTGTCACTAACGACCTTGATCGCCCTAAGAAAACTGCCACTGTTGATCGTATGCTACATCGTGCATATCAAACAGCATTGTTTTCAGGTAGACTACTTATTGAACCAGTAGACTGCTTTGTTAGTATGTTTGCTGAAAAGAAAAGTCACGCATTTTACTTTGTACGCAAGGCAAATATTGACAAAGATAAGTTTCTAAGCTACGTACAGAAAGAGTTTGATAAAGAAGAACAGGAAGAAGAAGTTGAGAAACCTGTAAATCCACAAATTGAACGTATGCTCAATCAGTATTGCGTTAATCTATCTGCTCGTGCTAAATCTAAAAAGATCGATCCTGTTATTGGACGCGAAACAGAGATTGAAGAAGTTCAATTAGTATTGGCACGTAGGAATAAAGCTAACGTAATGCTCATTGGTGATCCAGGTGTAGGTAAGACTGCTATTGCAGAAGGACTAGCACGTAAGATCGTCGAAGGTAGTGTTCCTAAGTTTATCCAAGATAATACTGTTTATAGTCTAGACATTAGTGCTATGCTAGCAGGTAGTAAGTATCGTGGAGACTTTGAAGAACGTTTAAAGATGGTATTGGGTGCTCTAGAAAAGAAAAAGAATTGTATCTTGTTCATTGATGAGGCACACATGATGAGTGGTGCTGGTGCTAACAGTGGTAGCAGCAATGATATGGCAAATATGCTTAAACCTGCATTGAGCAAAGGTACTATTAAAGTTGTAGCCAGCACAACCTGGGAAGAATATCGCAAACATTTTGAGAAAGATCGTGCATTGATGCGTCGATTCCAACGTGTTACTATAGATGAGCCTAGTGAAGCAACTACTATTAAGATTCTTAAAGGTCTACGCAAGTATTACGAAAAACATCATAATGTTAAAATCACTAACCAAGCACTTACAGACGCAGTAACATATTCTGTCAAGTATATGAGTGATAAGAAATTGCCAGATAAGGCCATTGATCTTATTGATTGTGCCAGTGCTCGCTTTAAACTCAAAGATGAAGAAAACGGCGTAGTGGATCACGACGAGATTATATTCGAAGTAGCAAAGATTGCCAATCTTCCACTAGATCAAATTAGTGCTAAAGAAGGTTCTAACCTTGCAGGACTTGAAAAAAGTATGCGTGGTAAAGTGTTTGGGCAAGAGAAAGCAATTGAAACACTACTGGATAAGATCTTTATTGCACAAGCAGGACTAAAAGCATTCAATAAACCAGTAGGTAGCTTCTTGTTTGTTGGTCCAACTGGTGTAGGTAAGACAGAAGTTGCTAAACAACTTGCTGGCAATATGGGTATTAAACTGGTTAGATTTGATATGAGCGAATATCAAGAGAAACACAGTGTGGCTAAGTTCATCGGTGCTCCTCCTGGATACGTGGGATTTGAAGATAATGCTGGTCAGCTAATTACTAATCTACAAGAACACCCTAACTGTGTTTTATTGTTGGACGAAGTTGAAAAAGCTCATCCAGATGTGCTTACTGTTATGCTACAATTAATGGATAATGGCTTTATTACTGGCAGCAATGGTAAGAAAGCAGATGGACGTAATGCTATTATCATTATGACCAGTAACTTAGGTGCTGCCGATGCTGAAAAGAATGGTGTTGGATTTGGTAGTTTAGAGCGTGATGGTGATCCTAAGGATGCTGTTAACAAATTCTTTGCACCTGAATTCCGTAATCGTTTAGATGGTATTATTAAGTTTGGTAAGTTAGATCACACAAGTATGACCAAAGTTGTTAAGAAGTTTGTTGACGAACTTAACGCATTGATCAAAGACAAGAATGTACACGTTAAACCCAACGCAGATACTATTGAGTATTTGATTAAGAAAGGGTTTGATAGTAAAATGGGTGCTCGTCCTCTACAACGTACTATTGATGAATACATTAAGAAGCCATTAAGCAAGGAAATCTTGTTTGGTAAGCTGGTTAATGGTGGCGTTGTTGAAGTATCTGTAGAAGATGACAAACTTAAAATCAACATCATTGAAGTATTACCTGTAGTTAAGGTAGAAAAAAATGCAGATACAGAAGCTACCATCCAGTAAGTTATTCTATAACAAATGGCCCTACAAGATAGAATGCTATATCAGTGGTGCCAGTAGATTACGCTGGGCCGGTGTTGATCAAACTAAAGATTTCTGTCTTGGTGAACCGGCTCCTGCTCTATGGCGTTGGCAAAGTAATGATAAATTGAGCAAAGAAAACAAAGCCCAGTTATTAGCATTTACTACAGGGTTAGAGCCGTTTCTAGCATTGAGAGATCAGCTACAAACTCGTGTAGAAGGTAAGCATTATAATATCTTTTGTAAAGATCCTGTATTGTTGGAGAATATCTACAAAGCAGTTGCACCTTGGGTAGAAAGAATATCTGGACCTACTACAGAAGAAGAACTTAATTATATGCTAGATAATGGGCATAAGAAGATTCTGCGTGATATATTGCCCAAGGATGGATACAAGTATAAGGTTTATCTTAAAGAATCCTGGTCTACAGAAAGTAGAGCAGCGTTTGCTGAGTGGGCTGCTAAGTTTCCTAACACTATTAACATTAGTAAAAGTTCTAAAAAGTGGTTAGATGGTGGACAAAGATGGTTATACAATCCATTTATGTATGTTAAAGATGAAAAAACTTTGACTATGGTAGGCCTATTTGCCAGTGGAAATGTTAAACGAGTAGAAGAATTCATACTGCGGGAGAACTTAATGACGGCATAAATACTTTATTATGCCAGCATTAAGCCAAAACCTTGTTTTCAAAATCACCAACGGTAATACTACTACAAATTCTGTACAGGTAGATTACCCAAATACTGCTACTACCGCGCTGATTTATCAAAGTGAACGCATCAAAGGTGATGGTTACTTTGGCAGCAGCGATGGGTTACACACTGTATTTTGGAGCGTAGCAGATTTCATAGGTACCATTGAGATACAAGGTACACTAGCATCTGCGCCTGTCGACGATGATTGGGCTACAATCACACTTACCTCACCCGGAAACAGATATGTTGTAGATAGTACTGGCGCAGTGTCTGTGGCAGGAGTTGACACTACTCGATATACCACAGAAACTACTGCCAACAAATCTTATAATTTCACTGGAAATTTTGTTTGGATTAGGGGGCGTATCAGTGAATTTACACAGGGTGTAATGAATGGTATAAGCATAAACAGGTAATGGAATCACTATGGCAAAACAAACAATAAATGTAGGATCAGGGGAATATACAGGTGATGGAGAAAGCCTACGTTCAGCATTGGTAAAGACCAATGATAATTTTGATGAAGTTTACACAAATTTTGATAGCATTATTAATGCAGGATACTTAACTGCAGGTACATTACCACCATATCCCACAGTACCTACTAATGTTGGTGATTTTAATAACAATGTTGGCTACTTAACCACAGATACATTACCACCTTATCCTATAGTAAAAACAGACCAACTAACATCTGGTACCGCAGTTTTAACACTAACCAGTGATGGTAATCTAACATTACCCGCAAGCGGCAATATTAGAGATGCAACTTCTAACATTAGTGTATTAAAAACTCGTATAGGCGATACCTACGCATCAGGTGCTTTCCAGCAATTAACAATAGTACGAGATGAAGGTAAATTGATCACTATTGCTGGAGGGAACAGCCTCTTTAGATTACCACAACTAAATTCAGATTTGTTGGGTGCTGAATTTGAGTTTTATTTCTCCGGGGTTGCCGGACAAGTTTATATACAGAGTTATTATACAGGTGTTAGAGCAACCACCGATGTCTTTAGAGGTTCGATATATGTCGGAGTAGACAACGCAACCACTGGTAAGTTGCACACAGCCACTGCAACAACTTCAACGGCTTGCAATTTATTTCTTGGACAACATCATGCCAAGGCCGGAAGTTATATTAAAGTTAAGGCTATTGCTTTTGATGTTGTAGGCACCTGGATGTTCCAAGGTATGTGTGTAGGTGATACCGGACAGACTCCTAATGATTCAGACCATCCTTTCCAAGATTATAACTAAAATATTATGAAACTCACAGAATTCTTTAATCAGCCTATACAAATAAGCAAACGTGGACAAGATACCGACGAAGATAAACGTGCCGACGAACTTTTTTGGTATATCATTGATCACGATAAACTACACAAAGACTACTTCCATCCCATTGCTCGTAAGGTAAAGAGTTTAGATGAATGCACGCCTGAGCAAGTATTAAAAATGTATATGCCCATGGTCATAAAAGGTTGTAAAGAATACTATCACGATAATGAATTAAAAGGCAAGTTAGGTAAAGAGTTTCCCGAAGAAATGAGACACGATATGTGCCATAGACTACACGATCACTATCGTGAAGATATTAAAAAAGACAAATATAAGTTAGGATAACGCTGTGAACTTATCTGAACTATTTAGAAATCCTAAATTAGCATTATCCGAAGGTGGCAATGTATCTAGCCAAAGTCCAGGCTGGCAAGGGGTACCAGGTGATCATCAAGCACAAGAATTAGATCTACATGTTCATGACCGTAGTTATGTACAAGATGTAGTAAGTCAAACGCTACATTCAATTAATAATGCGTTTACTCAGCAATTTAAAGAACCGCTATGGCATGAAAATTCTGTAGAGACTCAAAAGTTTCTAAGCGGCAGTACTTTACAATTTATGGATAAGAAAATACCCGATGAAGAATTTGTCCGAGTCAAACCCAAAGTTGGTGATATTGATACACAAGCAACTGACAAACATGCTGAAACAATTAGACAATTCTTACAAAATAACACAGGTAAAATGTTTGGCAATGCTATGTTGTTGGGATTTACTCCAGGTAATAGTCAATGGGTTAGCCTATGGGAGATCAAATTAAAAGATTTACCTGTTAAAATTCAAATTGACTTTGAATACGGAGCACATGAAGCTGAAACGGGATTACCCACAGAGTGGCAATCATATAGTCATAGCAGTTCGTGGGATGACATATCTCAAAACATTAAAGGTGTATTCCACAAATTTTTAGATCGTGCATTACCCTATTCTCAGGCCAGTACCAAATATGTTGCTCGTGTATTAAAGAAAAGTACAAAGATATCTGATACACCTATAACTGATAGTGATTATAGTTTTGCTGTTAGCGGTCCAAGCGGTGGTGGTGTAAGTCAGAAATATGTTCCTTACATGGATCCTGCTACTGGGCAACCTATGGAAAAGGATGGCATTCCTGTAATGCAATTACTCGAACCCAGTGCAAGACAATACATACAAAATCTTGGTCAACAATTTGAAATCTTCTTTGGTAGAAAACCCAAAGGCAATGATCAAGAACTTAAAAATAGTTTTGTCGGTACAGTACAACTGATTGCCAAATATCTTGACGAACAAAAGAAAGAAGAAATAGCACAACGTTTCTTTAGTATATGTTTTGAACCAGGTAGTCAAATGATCACCAAAAATGATCCGGCAAGAGACCGCGATATTAAATTTGCTGCCATAGATTGGATGTTGGAAAATATGAAGTTAGCCAATGCTGCTAGTTTAAGAAAACAAGCAATTGAAATGGCTACTACTTATGCTGCTGCATTTCAAAACAAGGCTGTTAAACCATTAAAAGAAGAAGCACAGGTCAAAGCACAATTCCGAAAAGGTATGCCACACTTACACGATCTTAAGCCTGCTGATTTGTTAGATTTATTAGACGAAATTCACGACGGAAACGGCAATTTTAAACTACAAAACATTCCTTTAAACGTCAAAGTAGACGGGTTCGGTGGCAGATTTGGTAAGAATTCTGAAGGTAAGCCTTTCATGGGCACCAGTAGAACAGAACCCAGATATACTCCAGGCTTTGTAGCATATCATCAAAAGAAAGGTACTACTGATCCAGAAGTATTAGGTCGTGCTCAACTATTTGATGAACTATTTGAAGAAATGATGAATGCTGTCAAGTTAGTTGATAGCAAGTTAGGTCCTGGATTCTTAGTTAACAAACAAGTTACCTGTGAAGTATTGTATCTACCATTTGCCACAGAAACTCCAGAAGGTAAATTAAAATTTGTAGGCATACACTACGACAAATTACCAGCAGGCGTTAAACTTGCATTGGTTCCATTCCGTATCACAGATGCTACCACAGGTGATGATTTACCTAACTCAAACAAAATTGTTCAAGAGCTAACCAGCGTAGGACAATCAGGCAGTGTTATGTTTATTGATAATAGCCTAACACAGAATGAAGCATTAGATGTTACCGCATTAGTTCCACCTGTTGAGAACATTGATGAACTAAAAGCCATGTTAGCCAGCAACAAGTTAGAAGCCCGACGTCAGGTTAAGGCAGCATTGGAACCTGTGGCCGCAGCATTAGAGAAAGCAATTATCAATGACCCTAACATCATTGGCAAAGATATGTTGGGCAAAGACTACGAAGGTATTGTTATCAATAGTCGCCTAGGTCCTATTAAAGTTACCAGTCAAGAACAACGTGATGTTATCACTGCTAAGAATGCTGCTAAGGTAAATGCAAGAACAGAACGTCCAAGAGGAGATGCTAAGACAGCGGTAGTTGCTATTGGTAGTTTTGTTGGACATATTGGTCATGAGCAATTATTTGATTACACATTAAAGAAAGCCGCAGCAGTAGGTGGGGATCCATATTTGTTTATTGGCAATGCACAGGGTAAAGATGATCCAATACCACCGGCAGTTAAAGTACAAACTTGGCACAAACTATATCCAGAATATGCTAAGAATATTAGTACCGTGAATGAAGCAGGTGGATCATTACTACAAAAGATCAAGCACGAATTAATTAATCCACTACCAGGCAAGCCGCCGCGCTATGATAATGTTATTATTATGGTTGGTGAAGATCAAGCAGGTCTTACTATGCCACAGGCATTAATGAAGGGTGTTAATAAATTTTCAGGCTATGAACATGTTAAAGTAAGTTTAGAAATAACACCACGTGGTACTGGTATGAGTTTTACTAAACTACGAAATATATTAAAAGATCCTAACGCCACTGAACAACAGCAATTAGCCGTTTGGAGCCAAGGATTTGATGTACAAAAATTAGGTGTTAATTGGATTAAACACCTAATGGATTTAACAAGGGAAGGTATGGGAATACAACAACCAAAGGCACCTGTGCCACAACCAGAACCTGCTCCTATAGCAGAACAAAGAATATTAAATGCCCTAGTAGAAGGTACCGGTATTGACAGCACACTACGATCCATTATCAACGACATCGGAGAACCTATTACCAATGTCTATGAAACAATGAAATTCCAGGCTAAGAAGTATATGGAGAATCATGGCGAACTAGGTCGTGGCTTTAGAATGGTAGCAGCAGGGGTTGGTGGCCGTTGGGTGCAAAATATGTACATAGGTAGACTACACAATGAACTACACGACCTATGCAAATACAATACTCGTAGAACCGTAGATTTACGTGACTTCTTACGTGGAGAAGAAGCAGACGGCGAATTAGAAATGAAGAGATCATTTGGCAACATCTCTAATAATCTACCTCCAATATTGGCCAAGTTAGGCGAACAAATCAATGCTCCACAACTGACAAGAAATGCTCGTCGTTGGATGCAGAATAAAGCAGAATACGAAAGATACTTAATGGATCTTGAAGCAGACAGTGATGAGCAGGATGAGCCAGCTATTAAGCCACCTAAAAGTACAGCAGTAGGACAACAGAATGCACAGGTTGATCAGATTGTTAATGATGTATTAAGTAAGATTCCAAAGAACGTTGCCGGGGAGATCCGTAATGCTATTGCTCGTGCTCCAAACAAATTAGCAGCATTGAAACAAGAGTTGGATAGACATCACGTTAAAATGGCCGAAGGTGTGGCGGAAGGCTCCGAGAACAATAACCCAATAGCAAATAAAATATTCTTTGCTCGTAGTAATAAAGCACCCAAAGAATGGAGTTATGACCATGTTGGATTTATAACTCAAGATGGAAAACAAATTCAAATGAGTGGGCATAAAGGCAATGACGTATATGTCACTACCGATGTGACTGATGATCCGGAGTTTCCTAAACAAAATATCAAAATTGTATCATTATCAAAACCAGTATCGGTGCCTACAACCAACTCAGTAGGAGCAGAAAATTGTGGA